TAATGGCGCATTTGTAAGTGACCTTGATGATTTAATTTTGTCTCATCCTCAAATTAAATACTGGTCACACGGTCACACACATGAAAGCTTTGATTACAAGATTGGCGATTGTCAGGTGGTTTGCAATCCTCGCGGATACTACAACGGAGTAAATTCAAACAACCTAAATCTAAACTTTAATGCCAATCTTGAAATAATTTTAGACACTTAAAGTATCAAGATAATCAACGTTAGTTGCTTCGATTAAAAATTTTATTTGGTAAGTGAAGTAGGATTTGTGTTTTACCTACTTCGTTTTATTGTTTTTAAGTCCATTACAGATTAGTTTGTTAGACATTAATTGTTACTTTGTTTTTCCTTGTTAAAAAACTTATGACTGAACACTCTACAAAACTACAGGATCAACACCCAATTGAGCTGTTGATTCTCGCTTTCTTTCTTGTTTCCAAAGCAATCACTGATCTTTGGCAAGCTTTACACCTGGTTTACTCCAGGGAATTAGCTTTACAAAGAAGAAAAGCTAGAACAAATGTACTAGTCCCGTTGGTAGAACAGGTTGATTCAGTAGAAGCACTCTTTCTAAAAACTAAAAACCCAACAGAAAACAAACCTTGGGCAAAAAGACTAACTGACACAACCGAAGAAAGTGATAGTTTACTAAAACTGATCGACAATCCTCCTTCTATTTCTTTAGAACTTTTAGAAAATCAAATAGAAGATGAATGCTCTGTTATTTCTAAGCCAGTAAAAGAAACTACTACTACTGCTGCTACTGCTGCACCACCATCTGCTAAAGTAAGGCGGACTTCAAGAGCCGTCAAAAGCTCTGACACCCTTAAAAAACCTTAAGATAATGTAAAGATTAACTGGTTTTGATTTGTGGTTAAGCCTGCTACGTTTAACCACTTTTTTTTTTGCCCCTTTTGTGCACAAATTACACCATGCAATTCTCTTTGCCTTCCAATCTCAAAGAACAACTTGCTACTTACGATCCAGCTATTAAAAAACTTTTTAACTCTAGTAAACCAAAAGAACCCAAGAAAGTTCAATATCTTCTTGGAATACCTGAAGACTTAATACCTGAACACATAGTTGAAAAAGATCATTGTATAGAAGCTGTTAAGCATATAAACCAGCAAGAAGCAAGTCAAAGGTGCTATATCTTTACAGAGCGTTCTTACGACCAAGACATGCAGTCTGTAACTACATTAAAAGCAATCATATACCATTTTCAGTCAATGTGGATTGCCGCCTGGCTTCCTAATAAAGATGAAAATTATATCTTTGGCTATACTTATGCATTTAAATCAGCAGAGTCTACTTTAAATAAAATACCTTCAGCTCAATTAATTGACATAACTTTAACTGAAGACAAAATACAAAAATATGGACGCACTAAATTTTATGTAAATACAGAACTAGTAACTAAAGATAGCATATTAGGTAAAAAAAGACCTCTTGTTTGGAAACACTTTAATTTTATTTTTTATTCAAAAAAATGTCAAGATATATACCGCAACGTTATTAAACCATTCGAAGAAACGTTAACCAGTTCTATACCGCATTGGAAAGATAAAAATTCATATATTTTTGATCGAATTGACCCAAAAACAAATAATTATAACAACATTTTGTATTTAAATCATTTCGGAAATAAATATAAAAATGCAATACCAAACTTTAATATTTACTTAGATTATGGAGCACTGTATTCATCTGACAAAACATATTGCAAAATAGAAAAAATACTAAATACTCCTTGGTTTAAAAAGTATATTACATCTTTGTGTCAATTAATTATTGAAAAATTTAATGATCCAAAAACTAAATACAAAATTGAATTTACAAAAATTCATGAAAGTTTGCTTCACAATATTAGATGGATTGTATATATTTTGGAAATATATCCTGACTGCCCAGTAGACTTTTTTCGTACTGCAGTAGACAATGAAACGTTTAATTGGATAAATATTCCTTGCGTAGACACTCGTGATTATAGTAAATGGCTCAGTACAAATATGCCAATTGACTCTTGGTTTAAAATTTTAACTAAATTTGCAGAAGAAAGCGAGATCAATCACAATTCTGTACAATCTGATTTTGATCCTTTACGCCCAAAAATAAAATATAGATTCTTTGCCTTAGAAGATACTTTTAGAATGCTGAGTAAAATATTTGATGCAGGTAAAACAATTGAACCACCGAAGCGGTGGCGTATAAAAGAATTGCACGACTACGTGCAGTCAGAAGCTTGGAAAATTTCTAATCCTAAAGAAAAATTACCTCAAGATTTATTTCCTGAACCAATTAAAATTCAGGACAATGGAACAACGTGGACATTTTTTCAACCTATTGATACCCATCAGCTATCAATCTGGGGCCAAGCAGTACATAATTGTGTAGGTAGTTCATCTATTTACGCTGACAAAGTTAAAGCTAAGGAAGAGTTCTTAGTTCTTTGTCTTCTTAATGGTACGCCTCGATTTACTATTCAACTTAAAATTGATAATAGCGTAATGCACGTAATTCAAATTTCTGGTGTATCTAATGCCAGATTATCATCAGAAGAAAGGGAACAATACCAATGTAAGTTTGCAGAAGCTTTGGAAATTCGTGAGTCTTCTTTGTGTTCTGTGTGACTACGTTTTAAACAACTAACGTAAAACTGGTCCTAGGTCAAGACCTTAAACTGACCTTTCCTTTACACCTGTTACAAACTATGGATGCCACAGAAATTCACAACACAACAGAAGCAATGATCCGCTTCGGTGGAAGCTTCGCCAAAACATTTGCTACTACTGTAAGAGTAGCTGATACCGAAAACAGAACTCGGCTTTTTCGAGCTTTTCCAGACTTGCTAGAAAAGTATGGTCCCAATAGTAACTTTTATTCTTCCATCACCTACACAAACAAATGAGCCAAACTGAAATTCACTTTGAAGAATCTAGGTGGAAATTACATGACGGCAGCATTCACGTTCATAAAATGCCTTCAAGCAGACGGCTTGAGCTAATCATTAAAGCCTTAAAAGATATCCTCACCACAGAGAACAAAGTTGACTACATGAACAGAGAGCTGCCTTTCTGGGCAGACGAAAAAATTGAAGAGGCTATTGGAACCCTAGAGTTCATCACTGAGTACGACCCCACAGACGAAATCTGTGATGGGGAACCACCAACCACTGCGGCTGAAATAGCCTCCGCTTCCTGGAAACAACACCTCGAATTACATTCCTGATCCATTTATGGCAACTAACACCATGCAAAATTTTGTTGCACTTGTTAATGACGCAAGGGGTGTATACGCTTGGGTGTATGTTCAAGCTTCATCTTGGGATGAGGCATGCGATCTACTGGAAAACGCGGGTGCCGAAGTAGGTGAAAACCAAACAGAAGAATATAAAGACTGTGATTTCAATAACCCAAAAGATTTAGAGGAAAGTGATCTGTTAACTTTAGAGGAATTCAAAAATCATCCAGATTTTACTCATTTCTGAAATGAACAGTGCTTTAACCGTTCCTTCAAGTAACAAAAAAACAGGTCCCATTGCAGTCTCAACAACCTCAAGATTATCCTGTCCCGCAGGATGTCCATTCAACGGTAAAGATGGAGGTTGCTACGCAGACGCCGGTTACTATACCAGAACTCACTGGGATGCAGTAACCGCAGGTAAACGCGGCGTACCTCCACTTGACTTCATCAAACAAGTTTATGATCTACCTTCTTGCGAACTTTTCCGCCACAATGTTGCCGGTGATCTATGGCCTGAACCCAATGCCATTGACATTATTCACGAAGAATATCTTTACAAACTTTCAAAGGCCTCATCACACTTATTTGCAGCCTGGACCTACACACACCACAACCTTGACGGCGTTAATGGAGCTATCAATAAAAAACAAATTTTTAAAGCGATAGAGTTAGGTTTTGTTGTTAACGTATCTACAGAATCACTAGACATTGCAGCGCAACGCTACAAAGAAGGACTACCAACTGTTGTTGTTCAACCAACGGGTAAACCAACTGCTTTTGTTCATGCAGGAGTATCATTTGTTCAATGTCCTGCAACTCTTAACAATTCAAAAATTACCTGCCGTACCTGCGGTGGTAGACGAGGTAAGCCCCTGTGTTCTAGAAGCGACCGCACTGTTGTCGTTGTATTTCCAACGCACGGTGGACGAGCAAAGAAAGCTGCGGTACAGTGCTCATGACCTGAGCACCCGCACCTACTCCTTTCATCCTTATGAAATAGTAAGATAAATTAAAGGTAATTGAGAACCATTTGCAATAAGCTAATGCAATTTGATAGCAAGCAAAGGTTTCTTACGATTGCCGTCTGCCTAGATGGTGAATGGAAAGAAACCGTTTACCGTACAGATGACCCCAGCTGGAGGGAAGCCTTTCAAATCTTAAAAGAATCTAAGAACAAACTTAAACTTGTTTACCACTGAACCAACTCAAATGAACCTTCCCATCCCACCAATCAATCCAGTTCCTCCAGTCAATCCTATAAACAACTTCACAAACCTAGACATCAACACACCCCAGGGACATTGGGGCGGACATGTACTCAAGGTCGGCATCATGACTTTGACCCACTTAATTGGACCACAAAACAAACAAATCAATGTCCGCTCTATGGACATCGGGATTACAAAGCAGATAGATCTTTATTGAATGAAAAATACGCCACAGTTCTTTCTGTACCGTAACAACTGCAAGAAATTTATTCAAAACATCATGAACAACATCGAGTTTCCCTCCAATAACGACGCAAAAGATCTAAGCCAGCGGGACAGCTACAGCACACAACAACTACAAGCCATGCAAGTAGTAGCCCGCATGAAAGAAGCTGCAGACAAGGTTGGTGCTGGATTTGTTGGAGGTTTTGTCACACCAACTGGTGAACGCTTCCTTATGTCCAACATGGATAGCGACAGCAATCAGCTCAAAGCAATCAATGCCAAACTAAACGAGCTGCAGAACAAAGATTAAAGCTGATACAATTTTAGTAATTGCTATCGCTTCATGGATTACCTCGGTAAGATCGACACGATCATCAGTACCATTGAGGAACTACAAGAAAACCCTGAGTTCTTGAGTAAACTCACAAGTGAATCGGAGATCTCCCTTGACGAGGCCCTGGAGCTGTTCTGTTCAATCGAAGACATGGTAACGCCAGCACCAGAAAAAGAAATAGATGATCCAATCAGGTGGCGTTTTGAACAGGATAAAGAGAACGAAATTGATTCTGCAAATTAAAACACCTTTAATCGGAAATTAACCGATTATTCCATTTACGCGAGACAAAGTAATGATCTTTATTTCTCAATTATCAGTTGATTAACAACTAACCTAAAGGCTTGCTTCTTCTTTAACTCCAGTTGGTTTATTTTTGATGTACAGAACCAAAGCTCAGCACTTTTACAAGTCTCAAGATCCTGACTACATTCACAGCAATCACGAAGGAGTGCGTAAGTTCTGGAAGATCTATCGAAAGATCAAGATGATCATCAAGACACTGTATGACATCAGTTCAGTTCTTGTAATCATTATGAGCTTTGATAAGATTTATAAATATAAAAGTTGGAAGGTAATTAAGGTCTGGCAAGTTGCTCAACTTATAGAAAGATTCCCTCGAATGATCAATAATTTTAAACATAACTTTATGCCAGCCTTCCACTAAACCTTTTAATGTAACGGTGGCTACAATTTAACCTTCTCTTAAAGCCGGAGGAGGTGCAGGCAGGTATTCTGGATAAGCTAACTTTTCAATGGTACCAATGGTTTCTACTCACGCAACCGCATGCAAAAGCATAGATTTATGCCTCGCATAATGAGATACCGGAGAATAATAAATCATGGAATCCACCAGCGCACCAGACCCTGCCAGCAAAACAAATCTATTCGCTTCTCCTCTTGTCTGGGCTATCATGACAAAGACAGCCACAGGTAAGAGCGAAGTGATCAGAGTAGTACGTAACCACGAGGAAGCCGACCAAGCCGTCCAGGACAACCCATCCATGTTTTACAAGTCAGGACCTGTTCTGCTAGCCTGATTCAGCATCAAAGTTCTTTGTTTTATGAAGATGCCAGTTCTTGGTTACACCGTGTTAATGCATCACCAGGGGGTGGGGACATACGCTCCTCACTTCCCTTCCATAGATGAAGCAGAAGAGTTTAGTAACGCCATGAGGATCCTCACTGATGGGACTGCAATAAGTGAACCTATACCGGTAGTGGCCACTAAAAATTGTATCGTCAACTTTGACGAAGCATCAGCAATAACTTAAGGGAATCGTCAACTTTGACGAAGTATCAGCTATAACTTAAAGACTTGCTTAAATATGCTTACCAGGTTTGTGCTATCGTTTAGGTAGCACAACTTTTTTTTATATGGCAATAGTAGTCAGTGTTTCCGTTCCCGACGCTCTACACCAACGGTGGAAAGAATCAGAGTTAGATCTAAGTCCTTCCTCCCTATTTCAAACAGCGTTAGAAACTGAACTCAACAAAACAAATCAACACCTTGTCTACTGGAGCAACCGTGCTCTACAAGCAGAGAAAAAACTTAAGACAATCTTAAATCTGATCAATGCATCAGACAAGGAAGTTAAGAAGTTCTTAATTTTTGATGATATGAAGTGACCTTTACAAATCAATCTCTTGACCTGGCTTGAATAAAGTATAAAATTAAACTGCATCAACAACGCTTCCCATGCCAGAACAAATTGACCTTGACTTCGACACAGTAGATCTTGAGTCTGGTCCTTCCGATACAAAAGAAAGTACAGAACCACCGGCAGAGGTAATCATCACACCAGAAGCGAGACATTCGTACTTACTTACGTTTAGTGAAAATGAACTAAATGGAATAAATAATGCTTTACCTCTATTAAAAGACTTAGGTATAATTTCTGAAGATACGAATCTTGATAAATTTATAGAAAAATGTTTTGCACGTGGCCTTAAAGAAGTTAGTGTCGATGGTATATTTGAACTGTGCAAATCTTGTGAAAATATTAAAATCAACAAAAAGTAAAGATTCTACTTGCGCTCCCCTCTTTTATGTACCGACCGCCGCCAGGGGGAATATATAGTATATAGATAACTATATAAAACCATAGACAAAACATAAATAAAAAGGGCCGGGCGCTGTACCGGCATTTTTATTGGCAAAAAAAAAAGAGCCAGTCCCCCTCGGAACCGGCTCCTGAGTCCTTTGCACACTTGTAATTCTACCCCAAGACCGCTACAGTGTGCAAGTCCATTTGACAGCCCTTTGCAGCCATCCTATAAACTTTTTTCAAGCCCTAGCTCAAAAACACACGACAATCTGATGGTTAAATTTTATAACGTTACTGTTTCTTTTGGTAACGGGTGCCCTATTCGCACTGTAGTAATGGCTAAAACTGCTTTTGAAGCACATGAGAAAGCTATCAAGCGTTACCCTGGATCTATTAGAGCCTTAGTTAAAGGGGTTACAACAGAACCAGATCCTAAAAATTTATTTTGTTTCTCATCATGATGCAAACATTTACTCACGAAGGCTTGACTATCCTCTGTAATGATTCAAATGAAATACTTTTTGAGTGGGACGAAAAATCCCACCCACAATATAATTGCCTTAATAAGATGACAACTGAACAGTTACTTAAAATAATGATAAAACGAGCAGAAATTATACTAAATGAATCTAAAAATGATTAAAAGTATTTTTAGTGACTGGAAACATCTTATGTTTTCACCTAATTTAATTAAAAAACACTTTGCTTCAAAAGAGTTTTGGTTTCTACTTAACTATGGATGGTACGAAATGTATTGGGAACATTCATTTAAAAAGTAATTCAACTTCTTAAAAGAATAAAATTTTAAATGAACTGTCCTGAATGCAAATCTCGTGCCACAGTTAGAGACACAAAGTGCAATCTAGAGGGAGCTAAAACACGAAGGTATCATTGCAACACTTGTAGCAATCGATTTACCACGGCAGAAATTCCAATTGATTGGTTAAATGAGTTAAGAGAGCTTCGATACATACGTACTCGAATGCAAGATCTTTTAGGAAGTTCTGTAGTTGTTACAACACTTAAAGAGCCTGTTGATGAAAAAATAAAAACCTGTCAAGAATGTAAGCACTGGTGGAAAGGTGTATGCAATCTTGAAATACCAGAAGGAGGTACTTACTTTGCTAATGAATGTGCTACTTACGAAGATGCTGATGATTAAAAAAAATGCCACTAACAGTTAACTGTCCTCATTGTGATCATGATCGCTGCACTACATTAAGAACAGGACACCACACCAGTGGCGTAATCATGCGTTCACGTAAGTGCTCACACTGTAAACAAAATTTTCCTACCTATCAACTACCAGGAGAATCACACCAGACAGTCGGATACCTTCCAAGTCAATATAAAGTTTCACGTAAAAATTTTCTTATTACGTACGAAATTGCTACTGTAATTAGAGCTCGTGTTGCTAGCGGTGAAAACAAAACAGAACTAGCTAATGAGTTAGGTATACATCGATCAACTGTTGGAAAAATAGTACGTAATGCTGTATGGACTAAAGAAAAAGTTAAACGAAAAGAAGAAACAAAATCATATAAATTACCTCGTTGCTGTATAGCAAAATGCGTTCACTGGGAACGTAAATGCACCATGGGGTTTACTGAACTTGATGGAGACGACTGCGCATGTTATGCAAAAAAAGAAGAACAATAAATATTCAGACTTTATTCAACTCATTGCAGAAGCTGCTTTTTGTAGGGAGGGACCGCACCTTGATCAGAGGCACGGCCCGTCTGTTACCAGCCAGGGGAAACCGTAAAAATCCTGACTCCCTTTTTATGATAGGGCTGACACGGTTCTGCTTCGCCCCAACTGCTATAATACATGAACAACACACACACGCTGAGGCGTCTCCGCGCAGGATCTTGGCCCCTTTTATTATGGCCGCTCACTATGTCAACACTCTGCAAACCCCAAAAAATTAATTCTGTTAGCTGTGATTCTGGTAGTATCTACATTGTGGATCCGTGTCATCTTGAAAATCCTTCAAGTATTCCCGGCAATGGTCCTTTCTATTTCGGTGCTAGTTTTAATACCGAAATAGGAGACGGTGAATTTAACATTTATGAACAACGCGACATCAAGGGTCACCTTCGTCGCATAGTAATTGAAATTGATTAAATGAATTCCAAGTTGTACGGTTCAATTATTTTTTGTATTTGGTTGATCTGTAGTTTGATATTTATTTTTAATCCTGTATTGAGTGGTATTTACTTGGCAATTATCAACATTGCCTTTATGATAGCTGCGATCCTTTCCTTCCCAGATCAGCCATGAGCTACTTAGATCCAAGGACCAAGCCCAACCAATGGCTTGGTGAGATGCTAAAGAACCTTCTAAAAAATGCTGTTGAATCTAAGAATGCAGAAGCCATTGAACTTCTTGAGTTTGCTCACAAACAACTTGCTCTATGGGTTGATCCAGGGATTTTGAATTCGGTTTTTAGCGATTGGATTGGAGAGTACGTTGACGAAATGGAAACACGACAAAAATCATCAAGTACCGGTAACCTAACCGAGACTTGCACTTAAGTGTAAGGGTGGTAAGGTGGCGGCAGATACAATAGCTCATCAATGGAAGAACTAATTGCCATGATTCAAGGCGACCCTGTTTTATGGGAAGTCATTGAACAACTAAAACACCAAGACGAAGACCTGGACGACTTCATTCTTAACATTTCTCAAATGTTTAGTGTTGAGTTTGAAGAAATGCACCGCACTGATCTCAGTGACAAGCTGTCCGCTTTGTTTGGTGGCCTGCCGCCACAAGCCTTCAAGATGGCTCCTTTGTTTCTGCACATCGCCTTAGATCTATTTCTAATGCGTGCAATTCCTAACCACGCCAGTATCAAGGATTAGTGTCATGCAAAGAGGTTTTGTTTTCTGTAATAAAGACTTTACTAAAGTTCTTTGCATTGACTCTAAGATTAATAATTTTGTAATGATTTCTGTTGATGATACAAAAGCTTTGAATAAAGCAATGTGTCTTCATGATTTGACAGAAGCTAAGAACATTCAAAGCCGTCTTGATGTCAATGGAATGAATAATGATTTAGAAATTACTAACATCGCCCGCTTGTACAAAAAGTTCTACTAATGACAAGATTTGTACTTGACCTTGAGTCCAACGGTCTGCTTCCGACCATGGACAAAATTCACTGTATTGTCCTCTATGATCTGGACAAACAAGAGTACATTAGCTGCGCCGAGCAACCTAGGTATAAACCGTTAAGTCACGCTATTGAGTGTATCCAACAGGCTACACTCTTGGTCGGTCATAACATAATTAAGTTTGATATTCCTGCTCTCAAAAAGATTTACCCTGATCTCATACTGAGTCCGGATTGCACTTATTTTGATACACTCATCACCAGTAGGTTGTTCTGGCCAGAACTTGAGCCAGTGGATCATGCTAAGTACAGTCACATAGAACGTAAGTACTTTGGTAGGCATTCATTGGCTGCTTGGGGCGAACGTCTCGGTGTAAGTAAGATTGACTTTAAAGCTGAGTTAAAAGAACAAGAGGAAGAAGTTAAGAACGTATGGGAATCTTGGTCCGCCACCATGCAAACTTACTGCGAAGGTGACGTTAAAGTTTCTATACGGCTGTATGACTACATGCTAAGCCAACAAGCTGACCCACGATCAGTGGAACTGGAGCATCAATTTGCTTTAGTAATGGCAAAACAAGAACAATTTGGATTTCCTTTTAATGAAAAAGCGGCCTTCGCATTGGTTAACACACTCAAAGCCAAGAGGACTGAGATCAACGACCGCCTCCAGGAGGTCTTCCCATCTATCGTCGAGGAACGGTGGTCAACTAAGACGGGTAAACGGCTTAAGAACAAGGTGCAGATCTTTAATCCAGGGTCTAGGCAGCAGACTTCTGAGCGGCTTAAGGCTCTTTACCCTGAAATTACTTTTGACACCACGGAGAAAGGGAACCCTCAGGTAGACGACGATGTGCTGGAGAAGCTTGGCACAAAGTATCCTGAAGCTAAACTACTAGCTGAGTACCAAACGCTGAACAAAAGACTTGGACAAATCGCAGAAGGAAAAGAAGCCTGGCTTAAACACGTTCAGGTTTATGGCGATGGTCGGATTCATGGCGAGGTCATCACCAATGCTTGCATCAGTGGTAGATGTAGTCACAAACGTCCAAACATGGCGCAGGTACCCAGTGTTGGCCACGCTTATGGCTCTGAATGTCGTGCTCTTTTTTATGCTCCTGATGGGTGGAAATTAGTTGGCGCCGACGCATCAGGACTTGAGTTACGTGCACTCGGAGCATGGCTTGCCTACTTCGACGAAGGAGATTATGCAAGGCTTGTTAGTGACCCTGCTGTCGATATTCATAGTTACAACGCTCGTATGTTCGGTATTTATAGTGGTGATAACCCTATAACAAAAGCCGAAAGAGATCTATCAAAGAAACTAATCTTTGCTCTTGCTTATGGTGCTGGTGCAAAAAAAGTTGGTAGTATCGTACTGCCTTTCGGAAGTGAAGATGAACAATATAAGCAAGGTAAAAAAACAATGGAAACGTTCTACGATAATCTTCCTGCTATTAAGCAATTAAAAGACCTTATTGAGAAACGTGTTAACGAGAAAGGATACTTGACTGGAATCGATGGTAGGAGATTGCAGATTAGATCAAAGCACGCTGCTCTGAACCAATTACTCCAGAGTACCGGGGCAATAGCAGTTAAAAAAGCTACGTGTATTTTGTATGAAGATTTAAAAACTATTGGATTAGAGTTTGGCAAACACTGGGGTTATGTTGCACACGTTCATGATGAATTTCAAGCACTTGTTCTTCCAGCTTATGTAGAAACTTACATGAAGGCTGCAATTGATTCCTTTAAGAAAGCTGGTGAGTACTTTAACTTAAAGTGTCCACTGACTGGTGAGGCCAGGGTAGGGCAGAACTGGATGGAGAGCCACTAATAATAAATTAAATTTTGTTTAGTATTAACGATAATGTAAACCTCCAGTTTCTGTTATGCCTAAATCAGGGATTGTCATTTGACCAAATGGAGTTGGAAATTTCCATTTGCCCCCACGTTTTCTAGCAGCTTCTGCTTGTTGTATTTTAGTATTTCGTAATTGTTGTTCATAAATTTCTTGTTGTGGCGTCATCTTAGATGATCCTCCAAGTTGAGAAACAACTGCAACTGGGTTTGCAACTCTTGATGCATTTAAAGCACCTGCTACAGCCAACGCTGCTCTCGGTGCGGTTCGATTTAGAACCCCAAGACCCATTCCAACCACTGGAGCTGTTACTGCCCCAGTAGCGTATTCAGTGGCTACACGTTTTGCTGCTTCTCTTACATTACCTTGATGAACAGCTTGTCTAAATTCAGGATCAAATAAAGGAACAGAACCTGTAATATCAGTTGCAGTATTAAAACCAGTTTTTATAGCACGTTTAACTGCAGGCAAAGCTTTATTATACCCTTCAATTTGTTTTGCTTTAGCAGCAGTTTCAAGTAAAAGATTTCCTAAGTCAGCGGAACCCTGCGAAAAATAATTATCTTTTCTTCTAAAAGCATTTGCTCCTAAATTTGCAGGGTTTAAATAAAAACGATCATTATTAATATTATCACTAACGGCAGCAGTGCGTCCTGTACCTCCTAATTCCGGAATATTACGTTTCGAATCTACAGCTGTATTTATAGCTTTTTTTATTTGTTTAGGTGTATTAATCTTATCAAAAAGCTCTGAAGTAGGTAATTGATCTTTTCTGATAGAATGAAAATCATCTGTGAATGATCTTATTAAGCTTGTAACGGGCCCAGGTGATTGAAAGGCCGGATTCTCTGGTCTAGGTCCTATCAACCTTTCCAATCGTGAAGATAAAAGGTTCACAGCTGGTGTAGAAGGATTATTTCGTAAAGCATTTGCTTTATTTTCCCAATTGTCAAATTCAGTTTGTGCAGCAATTCGTAATGCATTTTGTTCTGGAGAGGTAAAAATTTGTTTTTCTTTTTCTATTTTATTTTGTATGTCTGGAACAAGACTTTCAATATTTTTGTTTAATTCTGATGACCACAACTCTTTATTTACTGTAGGTACCAGTGGCGCATTCATTAATGAAAGATAATTACCGTAAGGAATTCCGCCTTTATTGTATCCTCCTTCAATTCTTTGTGCTAAGGCAGGAGGATTATAATCATTTTCCATTATGCTTTTCCTTAAGTCATTACCTAAAAACTTACTTGAAGCAGCATCTCTTATCTTTTTTCCTTCATAGGTAAGCTCATCAGAAAATTCAACATCGCCTTCTCGCTTAAATTGATTCCAGTTTTGATGAACTTGATCATAAAATTCTTGTCCCCTTTGGGCCATTGTGTTAAACTCTTCTTGGCTAATTGGTGGACTAAGGAACGAGGCTACGTTATTTGCATCTCTAAACAAAGAAGAACCTCTAGCTGCACCGCGTTGTTGAACAAGAGTTCGGCCGCCCATCCTAGCTTGTAACAAAGCATCATTGTAGGCCTTATCATATATACCAAATGCATTAGTATCATATGGAATCTGCTGTGTTAACTGATTAAGTCCAATATTTTTAGCAGAAAGTGGACTTGCTCCAATATTCTCTGCAATTGTAATTAATTCCTCACCTCTTAATGTATTACCTACATTTGCAAAATCGTGCATTGCATCATGAATTTTTAATTCGTTACCATAAGCGCTTCCTGTTGCCGGATTTATAACTTGCCCTGGGTCTTCTCCATGGAAGTATTGATTTAAAAAACGTTTGGAACGTTCGTTAACTGTTTCTGCGTCATATATATTTTTAGAAGGCTGTGTAAAATCAAATTCCCTTCCGAAAGGAGTAAGCCTAGGTTCTTCATGAGACGATTCAACGGGAACTTTGTCAGGATAAAGTTCATCAAAATCTGTAACAGGTAAACTACTTGCAGGGCCTTTTGGATATATAACTTCAATCTTACCTTCCGGGGTGGTAAAAAGATCAGGAGTTTTTCGAATAGGAAAAGTAGAGCCTGTCAACTCGTTAGGCGTAACATTTTTAGCAAATTCCTGAGCAAACTGACGAGGATCAAAAAAACTAGAGGCAGGCATTCTATTTAATACGTTTTTCTTTTGTAATCATACTAAAACTTAATATACTCCTGTCGAACCAATTGAGATGCAAATGATGGAAGCACGTGATTATGTTTGGCACCAGCGGTTCATGAAGCTGGCTGACCAAGTGGCAAAATGGAGCAAGGATCCATCAACAAAAGTTGGTTGTGTTCTTATAAAGGATCGTCGAATTATTTCAACTGGTTTCAATGGGTTCCCAAGGGGCATCAATGATGATATAAATAGGTTGATGGACCGTGAGAAAAAGTATGAGCTTACGATCCATGCAGAAACAAATGCGATCATTACAGCTGCAATTCATGGTGTTAGTACCGATGGTTGTAGTGCTTATGTCACTATGCATCCATGCAGCCGGTGTTCTGCGGCACTTATTAATGCTGGAATCAAAGATGTTTATGTGAAGAGTTGTAAGGACATCCCTGAACGTTGGTTAGAGAATTTTATTTTAGCTTCTAAGCTGCTTGAAGAGGCTGGTATACCCCTGGTTGCGGTCGATCTTTAAAGAGGTTTTTTATTGCTGCTGCCAGGGTTCTGACCAGGATTTTCCGTATGGATCAGTAGACCAGCTTGCTGGCCTAATCTGTCCTGGTCCATATAAACTACTATCCTCTGCTGGTTGATAAGCATTCAACTGGGAATCAATAAAATCTTTAGATCGTTTTAAAATGCTTGCTTCTTCTTTTTGCATGGCAGGATTTAATGCATCCGAAAGAATTGTATTTAGTTGAAGCCTAGTATCTGAACCAAACTCATTATTAAACCAGCTACTCGGATTGTAAGGATCGTGAGATTTAGCTGGAGCAACTAAAGGTTTATAAAAATTGCTAAAGGTGTCGTCTACGTAAGACATCGGGTACCCCTTATACCAAGGTGCATTTGTATAGTCTGTTGGACTTAGTTCTGGTTTATCCAACGTAAACTCATTTAAAAATTGTCCAGCTGCACGTTGTCCTTCTACTTCTTCCTTAAAACGTTTTCTACCTTTTTGATAAGCGTACTCCAAAGCTCCGGGTCTATTTTTAAAAAATGCTTTACGAAGTGTGTTAAAGTCTGCAGGCACCTCTTTTGATGCGTCTATTGAGTTGTCTAAACTATGTCCTGCTTCATGGAACAATGTGCCCAAACTTGTTTCACTATTTTTGTTAAACTCAAGAACCCTATTGTCTTTATTGTTAAATGGGTTTTGTGGATTAAACCCACCAGCCACGTCCAATGGCGTGTCTTTTGGTAACGGTACTATGTTGAATTTAAGTCCGCTTTTTTCTTTTAAAAAATTAAGTGCTTTCTGACTTAAATCTGATTGTTCAAATGAACCATTATCTATAGTTACTGGACCTGCAACACCTTTAGAACCAAGTAAAGCACCAGCTTGCCCTAAATCGTTGTCTGTTTGTGTGTTCTCAGGTTCATTGTATTTTAAATGTAAAGGCATTGAAAAAAGATTATTCATTCCTGTTTCTGTTCTAAGCATGCCAATATTTAAAACAATATTGACATTCTACTAAACCCTAGTACAATCCAATCATCACAGCACACACCATGAATTCTTTTATTGGAATCGGTACCTACACCGGAGAGAGCTATCACGATAGCGGCCTCCGGTTCATGGGAATCAGTTTGCCAAAAGTAGGTAAGAGTGGTTCAGATGTACCACTGCTTATGGTGCCGAATAAAGCAGCAGGCGAAACTTTTGACGTATTCCAGCCAGGGGTTCGGCTCCTGCTGGGAGGAAGGCTGTATCCAAACCGTCAAGATTACAAAATGTATCTGGTTCCAAATCAGCCACTTCAATTAGTTAATGACAAATCATTACAACTGAACCGCGTAAACCTTGCTGGTGGTGTCGGGTTCATCCCAGAGCAAACAAAAGAGGATCTATTTACATTTACAACAATGGCGTCAGCCCCAGCGCAGATGATCCTTGGTCACAACTGGGAAGACAGCCTCAGCTTCCGCATGGAGTCCTGGGGTGACGACGCTAAGAGACTGACCTCCTTGCTCCATGTGGGCCGCCAGCTGAGTGTGGAGGGAGTGTTGCGCTATAACCTATGGCAGGCCCAGGACGGCTCGCAGCGTGGCACCTACCAGGTAAGAGTTCGGGCTGGAATGTACTCCGTCTTTGGTAAGAATAAGAACAGGGAGGGGCAGGCGAAGGTTAAGAATGAGTTAAGTGAGGGAAATTTGTGTTCACCTGCTTCCGTTTCAACACCGCCTGTTCAACCAACTAGAAAAGCCTGTGCCGTTGACGAGGAGTCTATTCCGTTCTAAGGTCTAGTCCAGTGGTGTGAGTCTTGCCTGTTTTGTGCAGGCTTTCTTCCCCAGGCCAGTGCCAGGTAGGCGTAAGTCTTTTCCTGTGCGGGTGTAACTCCTGCTCTGGGTGCAATCCCTCTTGCCATTTTTCTGAACGTAATGTCTGTTCTTGATCGCTACAGTAACACTGCGAAGTACCAAGGAGTGCTTCGTGATTTCTGCAACTGTCAAATCCTTAATGACAAGTCCAAGCCAGGGCTTTTCTTGAAGGACACAGTGCTTGCACGTATCGGCTGGTCTGGTACTGTTGACATGTTCCCCGATGCCGAGGAATACGATCACACCTACAACAATGGTGATTCCAATAAAGGTGTTTTCTTTAAGACCCCGCGCATGCTTATTCTGCATTGCGGGTTCCGTAAAGACGTAACTTTTATTGAGAATTCAGACAAAGGAGGCATTGAGGGCCTCTACCCACGAGATTCTATTTTGTATGACGATTGGCAAGAGCAGAATCCAGATAAACCAAGCCCTTACAAGCGCCGTCGTCTGATCTTAACCTTTCTTGTAGATGAAAAAGGTAGCCCGGTTCACAAGAAGCCGATACTTCTTTCAATTCACGGAGGTGCATCTAACCTGTTTACTGATGCCTATGGCACCTTTATTGAACAGCTTGAATCAGCTTTTGCTGAGTATGCAGAATCTAAAGGTGGCGCAGGGTTTGACCCAAAACAAGCCGCTGCTGCAATCTTTACTCCTACCTTCGGAGCACAGCAATACGGCGAAAAACAAAAAAGTTGGATTGCTTTCCCTAAGTCTTGGGTAGTACCTACAGCCAAGACCATTGAGCAGTTTTTCCCTACTACTGACGATGATATTGACTTCATTGAAGATGTATGGGAAACCTGTCCTCCTGAAGTGTACGCAAAATCTTTCTTTCAGCAATGCGAGAAAGAAATTGGGCACCACGCAATCAAGCCAGGACTTGATTTTACTTTACCAGCCATCGACGAATCTACCAGTAGGGGTGGTATGAAGTCTCTGTTTGGCGCCAGGGATGCTGATACCGGTGAAATTGAGTTGACCTAATCAATCTTTAGTAAGTAATAGCCGTCCGAAAGGGCGGCTTTTTTATTAACTACTCAGCGTATTTTTTAAATAGTGCTTCTGTTTCCAGTTTTGCTAACTTCATGCATAACCCACGGATTACTCCTTGGCGTTGAGTAGCTAGCTCAACAAGCTTACTTGCAATCTCACGTAGGTCCTGCTTGTTATCTGTTTTTTCTATGGTTTGTTTTAATTTAACAGCAAAAAAATTATCTTCTATTGTTCCACGGAAGTCTGGAAAATCAGACTGACTCTCGACCAGTTCAAACTTTGACATAGGTGTCAAGCATTTTTTGTACTGTAAGGCAGTACGCGCAAAAGTCAAGTTTAAACAAAATTTAACTTGACCTGTGTTCCTGAGACCCTAGACTACCACTGTCTTTTTTCATCGCCATGGCATCACCAAAGAAAGCAAGCGCCGGTTCTAATTGCATTGTGAACAATGCAAAACGCACCTCCATCGGCCACGGTCTACGCAAGCGTGGCTCTTGGAACGTCCAACGCAAAAAGCCAAGCCGAGGGCAAGGTAAAGGTTAATTAACAAACTAGTTTAGATACTTTGCACACCACCTGAACGTAATGCTTGTACTTGAAAATCAACTAACAAAAGCACAGAGTTTAATCTATGGACGCAAAAGAATTGTTGATTCTTTTTATCAACTAAATCCGACCAAGTTTCATGATCTCACGCCTATTGATATCAACTCAATTTCACTTCAAGGGGACGAGGTTAAATGCGAAGTCGATGGTTCCCATATCTCGTTGGAGCGCCGACATGTGCTTAAAAATTTTTTAGAGCACAGAACACGCACTCCTTCTTTCTTTGATTACAAAGTTTGGAACCAGTACAAGATTAAAAATTCTGATGATGGTATTCCTATTGCTGCTCTTGATTACTCTGGTGATCAGACACATACTGCTCTTGCTCCTCATATCGGTAGGCCGCCTAAAATCTTGACAGATAAAAATGGTGAGCAAAAAATTTATTTTATAAAGACAAAAGAACAGCAATGTAGTTGTCCTTCTTGGATACAATTAAATGAATACAAAGAAGAGTTATCTGCAGAATTTAATCAGTTCACAGGTACTGAATTTGTACCGGTTTGCAAGCACATGCAATGGCATAATTCTAGTCTGCAGTTAAATTATTTACGTTTTACTGTACAAGAACAGTCTAGAAAGCGTGGATACAATTTACATATGTGTGTTTATCACTTTGATTATCGACTCGGACGCTTATTGTATCGAGTTACTAATGATGGATTGAAAGATAAAATGGAATGGCTTCCCAAAGATCGTTGGAAGGAACAAGCTGTTTATAACGCAGCGCACACTCCAACTGGTAACTGTTGGAAAGTTTTTACCAAGGCGCTATCTCATGATCCTGCTTATCAGTTAATTCAATACAGCCAATCTGTTGCCCACATTATGGGTAAAATCAACTCCCGCAATTCTACTCACTAATACAATGGCCGACAAACAAAGCTACTTGCAACTTTCTGAATCTATTCAACACGTCAATTTTTTGAAGGAGCTTCCTGATGTAAGTGAAGATGAAAAGTCTGAACTACAAACACACATTAAAGATCTTGCTTCTAGGCAGGAAAACAAGTTTGATAACATTATTGGAATGATAAAAAAATGTGATGCCTACATAGAAGTATTGGAAAATGAAATGCAAGAAATAAAAAGTAATCGTGATGCGTGGAAACGCAATAAAGAAAACCTTATTAAAATTATTAAGTTTGCTTATCAACAAAATTTAATAAGTAGCACGCCAACTGGCGCTAAGTATCAAGCAACTATTAGAACTGTTAAACCTAGGTTGGTTGATAACTTTGACCAATGGACAGCTCCAGATAAAGCTGAGTATGGATTAAGAAAGGTAACAACCTTGGTACGGATCAAGGATGAAACAGTTCTGGAGTCTAAACAAGAAGAGCTTCCTGATAAGGAGAGGCTCAGGCAAGACATCATTGCCAACCAAGAGAAAGCTCCTGCCGTTGCTCAACTTGTCCCTGGGTACAGCCTGGTCTATGAGCGGAGGAAGAGGTTAACCTACTCATAACAATATGTTGAAATGTTAAAGCCCTTAGCATTACCGCCTAAGGGCCTTTATTATGTCTTCAGTTCAACCCTTCCTTTGAGCCATGAACAATCTAATGGACCCCACGCCAGACGAATTTACTGCTAGGTTCCGAGCCACAAGTAAAGTTAGCTTTGAGTTGATGGCAGTGGTAATACAAGAAATTGCTCCTGTTAAAGAACAGATATACAAACTTGATTCCTACATGCCTGAATGGTCCGTCAGAGACTTATATGAAATGACGAAGGACTTGATGTACTATACTCAACTTTCGTTTAAAAATGAAGACGAAAAAGAATCTATTATTGAACATGATCGTGAGTACGAAGGGTGCATTTCTTTTTCTAAGGAAATATTAGATGAACTAGATTGGCATGATGTTAATAAAGTAGATTGTATTCAGCAAGAAGACGGCTCAGTTCTTATTACACCTATAAGTAACACCAATGGAAAAAAAGTACAGGGATCGTCTAAAAAAACGGTTGACGCTTAATATGGTTTCCTTTGTTGGACAAAATAAAAGTAATGACTACATTAGTGGGTATGAAGAATGCCTTCGTAATGTGGAAAGTTATTTAGAAGAAGTTGAACTTTACATAAACAATTCTGTTGAGTAACGTTTAACTTGTATAGATAAATCCGCCTCTTTTGTTATTTAAAAAAGGCGGATTTTTATTTTTTCTTGTCGCCCAGAAGCTCATCTTGATATTTCTTCCCAATCTACAGAAGCAAAAACACTTCCACCACCATCACTTGCAGTGACTAGTGTTAATTCAAAAGCAGTTGAAGTAAATGTATTTCTTTCTAATTGGAACTTAAACAAAGCTTCTTTTAATATGTCTACAGAATTGGTGCTCTGATTTGATGAAGAAAAATAGCCACTTGCCAGCGTTCTACCGCCGGTAAAACTTGTTCCTGTAATGTTGTATTCAACAGCTGATTCCGATCCTGCACTAACCCAAGTGCCTCCAGTTGTTGCACCTGTTGCTATAACTTTCCAGTTATAGTTAACCCCATTGCCTGTCCCAAGTAAAGACAGAGTAGTCAAAATTATAATTGCATCTAAAAAATTTGGGGATGTTTTAAGACGAATTGAAATGAGCGGATAATATGTACCGGCTGTTGTCGTGGTTCTAGCTGCTGTAATAGGTATTGATATTGCTTGCTGTAATCCGCGTAGCTCGTAACCACCTTCTGATATTACAGTAGAACAAATCTGTTTTAGTGCGCTGCTGCTTGCTGTTGTTCCAGTGTTCTCAATCTCATATCGCAACGGCAACGATGCAGTTGTAATATAGGTTGACGTTATTAAATTTGCGTGATGGAATTGATGGCAAAGTATGAATTTACCGTCAATAACAAAGCCCATTCGCACCGTACCTAAACCAAGCCACTCAATATCCATCCATAAAATCTGTGCCTTAGTAATATCTAAGGTCATTTTTGACGGGCCTGTGCCATCCATCTTGTCGTAATTCCAAGATGATTGATTTACTTTTGTATCTACAGTGGCTCCAGACACATGGCTGCGCTCAACAAATGACAAAACTGTCCCACCTGTTCCGTCTAGCTCCAGAAACATTCCATTCTCATCTCCGTAGTAACCTAATCGTTGCCTAAGGTTTGCTTTTGCTGGAGACATTACAAATGTGGTCATCACCAGTAAAGACTTCCCAGGTAAATATGCGAATACTTTTGTTGTTTCTCGGTAAACCTTAGAACCAGAAGTAGTGGTGACACTTAGCTCTATTAGACCTTGATCTGCACTAAATGCTGCTGCACCGCCAGTTGCCGTTAACGTGTTCCAAAGACCGTTGTCCTTGTATCGATGGCTAGAATCGAACAGGGTTAATGGATTACACACCCTAAGTCGACCAAAAGCATCCAAAGAGGTAGGTTTTTCTCCTGTACCTGTGTCAATATTAACCTTGAGCGGCTCCGAATCTAAAGAAGATATTTTTACTACTTCGTATCTGTTGAAATCTTTTGAATCAATAATGGTTGCCACGTCTTTGCTGCTTGGGTTGTTCTAAGTGTAGAGCATTATGCTGGTGTGGTAGCTGCTGCCTCACCATGAGGAACACAAAAAAGCCCATGTTTAAGTACCGTGGTCAAGCCTCGGAGATCCTTGAACCAATTGTGTTCGAGGGTTATAAGATCAAATCTCTGCGCCACGGGAACACAAACCACGTCTTGTACTGCTATCCGAGGGCCGAGGATGGTGAGCCATGCTGGGGTATGGACCTTGAAACTGCCAAGAAATGCGTTCTTAAAAATAAAAAACGCAAGGTTGTTGTTACAAACAAATGTGAATAAACTCCTATAGAATCAAAATGTAACATTAACTTCGGAATAGGACCAGTGGCAAGACCTAGTATGAACCATGAAGCACTTATGGATGATCTGGCTTACCAGATCCATGAGTTCTTAATGGAAGAAGCAACTGAGTATAAAGGTGATCACCTGGTCCTTATTCCTGTAACAGCAATCGTGAAGAAATTTGGGCGTAACCACAGAACAATTGCTCGCCGGTTATCTGCACTCAAAGATCATGGGTTGCTACTTCCTATCATTAAAAAGGACTACACTACTCTTTACTACGTAAAAGAGGAAGAGGAAAACTAATGGTTGAAGAACCGGGTAAAAGTAACGACAGTAATCCTGCAGCAGATATTGCATATTTGCTTGCATCCTTTTCAGATAACGGTAGGTCTCTGCGTTCTTTTGTAAATCATCCTCAAGAACTTGGTGTCTGCATTCTAACTGCAGGGCTGTTGGCTAACTCAAAACTTATGATTAGTCCTGAGGATGCAGTAAAAAGTAGCTTTGACATTTATACCAAGATTCAAGGGCACGTTGCAAGGTATCAAAATATGCAGTTTGCGAATAATATTGAGGGTTGTTTTGAACGTCATCCAGAGGTGGACGGCGACTAACCCTTAAGCCTCATTAGGTACTGGGATCGCTCTGTTAAAAATTTTAACGATACTTCTACCTGCTTTTAATTCTTGTTTTAGTACTTCACAAGCCGCATCCGGATTTGTGTGTTGACCGCATGTAAAGACATCAATTGCTGCGTAGTTTAGTTCAGGCCAGGTATGGATGGATATGTGGGACTCTGATAGCAGTGCTAGCGCCGTAACCCCCTGCGGTTCAAATTTGTGGCTTATCAATTGCAGAAGCGTTGCACCGGAACGGGTTACAGCTTTTTTGATGGCTTCTTTGATGAAGTCCTCATTGTCTAGGTGGTCGGAGTTGCTGTCGTACACCTCAAGAATACAGTGACGACCAAGCGTTGCTACCTCATGCACTTCTACAGAACACACATTTTTTTGTCATTCTAAGGTCCAGAATCCTCGCCAACGTACAAAAATCGGTTACTGTACCGGTAGGTGAATTCTTTTCATGCCTACCGCGTGCCTGGATATTGACGTGGAGGTGCTTGAAAGCATCTACCTAGAGCGCAAAATTCACCCCTTGTACTCTCGAACTGCGCCTCATACTCAGTTCTTGCAGTACCGCAGCGAAGGAGATACCCGACTCACCATCAAAGGGAGTAGGCACTACAAGACCCCGTATGGTGCACTTCCGTCTGTAACTACCATTCTCTCTGCGACAAGTGGTAATAAAGCTGCCTTAGAAAGATGGGCAAAGAAAAATCCTGGTGGTCGTGAAGCTGCCGCCGCCAGGGGTACTCGGGTTCACAGCTTGATGGAGGAGTACCTCCTTGGTGTAGAGAAGAATCCGGTCATTGATGATCCCGAAATTGAGGCGTTCTGGAATGGGTTGCCGGAGAAATTGGACAAGCTTGGACGTGTGTTATGGGCTGAGAACCCAGTCGGTGACAACTTTTCTTGGACCATTGGTGGTGATGGGGTTAGTCGGGTTTGGCATCCAGGGATCAATGAAAGTGAGAACTGGGGATGGGCAGGCGCACCGGATATTGTGGCTGAGTACAAAGGCAAAATTATTCTTGGTGACCTAAAGACTTCAAATGGTCCTTACTACAGTCGTTGGCCGGGGGCTGATACGTTGAAGAGTGAGTACGCAATGAAGCGATCTGGATTTATGAAGTATCAGAAGTGCCAGATGCAGCTAGGGGCTTATGCGCTTGGCCTGGAGCACACCATTGGAGTGGTGCCTGAGGTCTTCATGACGTTTGTTGCTACTAAGGATCGGACGCAGGTTTTTGCTGTACAGGGAAGCACGATTGAGAAGTACAAAAACAAGTGGCTGGAGGCTGTGACAAAATATTACAGTGAGATTCTTCCGGCTCAAAACGAGATCGACATGGAAGTTGTAGACGGCGACAAGGCTGAAGGAGCTTAAAGCCAGATTCATGCGCTGTAATTTGAAATTTATAGGAAACGCCGTTAAACTGAGTCAATATGTCCCTTGCCACTATGGATTCCAGGCCCCCTAGGAAGGCGCTCCAACCTGGGGAGATTAACTTGGATCTTGTCCCAGAGGACTGGGCTTTAACTCCTCTTAATGGGAAGCGGGCTTACGTTAGTGGTTGGACTTCTAACCCGTACACTATTAATCAGATTAAGGAAGAGTTAAGTGCTGGTCGTGCTACCGGCATTGGTCTGCTAAGCGGGCAACACTGCAATGAGTACGGTCTTATTTGGGTAGATATAGACGGAGAAGAAGCAATACCAGCTATTGAAGCCTTAGGTGGAGGTCCTCTTGCTTCAATTTTTCCGCCAACACTGACCATCACCAGTGGGAAGCCTGGTAAGTCACGGATGTTATTCCGTGTACCAAACCATAAAGTAGAGATGTTGCCGGATAAGGCAACCTTGAAGCTGGATAAAGGGCCGTGGGAGATCCTTTGGAGGAGCAGGCAAGGCGCCTTGATGGGTGCCCACCCCGATACAAACGGCTACCATACCTCCCCTCATGGTGGGTTTGAGTATGCCAAAAATTTACCGGAGATGCCCGACTGGCTCTATAAGGTAATTAGTAATGCGTACCCCTCCAGTAAGTACCGACGCAGAACAACTGGAGCAGGGCACTATTTGACAAAAAATATTAACCTTAAATATGAGGAGGATAGTACATATCAACTAGAGTTAATTATTGGTGAAGCTCAGCAGTATCTTGAGGCCATGTCTCCCGAACGGGCCGACGACTACGAAGAATGGGTTGCCGTTGGTATGTCCCTTCATCAAATTGATGATAGTTTATTGATTGATTGGATTGAGTGGTCAATGCAATCTGAAGCTTTTGAAGAAGGCTGTTGTGAAAATAAGTGGGAATCATTTGAACGTCTGCCAGGGGGACCAAACCCTGAGGGAGCCCGTGGTCTTAAGACGTTACGAGCTAAGGCAAAGGAAGATGGGTTCATTGATATGCACGGCTTTACCGCCCCAAGCATTGAAGAGGTTGCAAAAAGGATTGCTGCTGAAAGTAATGAGGCCTTTGCTGATTATGTGGCTTCTGGTGGTGAAGCTTTTGATGGTGAGGAAGATGAGTACGTATCCGACGTTGGTGATTTCTTAAATTCTCTTGGGGCCAAGGGGAAGAACGGTAAGAAGTCCACCCGAAACCCTCCCCCGTCTGAGATTGCGGATTTTGTTATGCCGCTTTGCAGGAAGAACGGTTGGCTGTATGATCCACGGTTCGACGTTTTTATGCGCTATGACGAGAAACGCGGGATCTGGTCACGCCAAGGGTATAGCAAGGATTTTAAGCACGAAGTTCAGTTCACGCTCTGTAACTTACCACTGCCTAATGGTTATAGCAATAACCTCATTAATGATGTTTGCGGACTCCTCGAAGGCCACCTCGCGCATACCGACTGGAACGATGACGCGTCTATGCTGGCCTTCCGTAACGGTGTTCTTGAACTCGATTCGGGTAACTTCCTAGAGCACAGCCGAAACAACTACATCACGTGGGGCCTTGATTTTGATTACAACCCACAGGTTCTTCCTGGTCCCATTGTTGACTGGCTTTCACGCACACAATATAGTGATAATGACCGAGTTCAGGTGCTGAGAGCCTGGTTGAGGGCCTGTTTGGTTGGTCGGGGTAATGAGTTGCAGCGGTTTCTTGAGGTCATTGGACCCGGTGGTCGCGGTAAATCTACCTATGCCAACCTATGTTGTGCCATGGTTGGGGCCGGGAACTACGCCAGTACCTCTCTCAACCAGCTGGAGCAGAGCCGGTTTGAGCTGTCCTCCATTAAGGACAAGCGTCTTACCTTGATCAATGATTCAGAACGGTACGGTGGCTCAGCACAGACCTTCAAAGCATTGACTGGTGGGGATTCCCTGCGTTATGAAGAAAAGCTGAAGGCAATCGGTGAACCTTTTGTGTACACAGGGATGGTCATGGTTGCTGCCAATGAACCAATTCAGACAACGGATAACACCAGTGGCTTAGCCAGGCGCCGACTCACCATTGAGTTCAATCGCAAGCTCTACGATAAGAGTAGTGAAGCTAAAGACATGATTAAGATTGATAAGGGCAGTATTAGTGGCGTATGGAAAGATTATCTTCCCGGTCTTGTTAATTGGGTGCTTGAAATGAGTGAAAAAGACATGCGCCGTTATCTACTTGATACTGTTGAAATGGTTCCTGCGCTGCGTCGTGTCCGTAACAACATCCTTCTCAGCAGTAACAACTTAATTGAGTGGTTGCAATCGGAAGTTGTTCTTGATAAGGACAGTGTTACTGCTGTAGGTAAGAAAGTTCCTGCTGCAAAAGATAGTAATACTCGTTACTACAATACGCACTCACATCTGTATCCAAGTTACTGTGAACATTGTGACTCCACGGGGTCTAAGCCCGTTGGTCAGAAGCGTTTTGTTAACTTGTTGCAAGACTGCTGCAAGAATCAGCTTAACTTAGACGATGTTTATTCTTTCAACAAAGCAGGACGTACGTTCTTTAAAGGTATTGCAATCCGTGCTTCTGAACAATCTTTTAGGGATCTACCAACTATTCTTCCCGAAGGTAAAGATCAATAATTCAGCATTACTTAGGGCCTGGATCCTTTCCTTTCATTACTACTTCACAAGCCCTGCGATAGTAGTCACAGTCAGTTTTTCCTGCTGTCTCCAGAGCAGCTTTTATTTTTTTCCAGTTATCAATTGTCTGCTGATTCATTAGGTTTTATTGGGTCAATGGGCATTTCATGTTTAGACTGACACCAGGTTCTGTCGTTTGGTATTGTTTCCGTACCATACTCCCAGTCATCGTAGGTGTCAAGATTCCTGAGGAGTGTGGCTAAACTTTCGATTAGTTGACGTTCGTCAGGTGTTAAGTTCATACGCTTTTTAGGAATCCTGGTAGATCTTCTTGGCCTCCAGGATTTTTTAACTTACGTTCTAGCAACTTCCTTAGCATCTCAGGTGTTGCATTAGGTATACCACGGACATCTTGATTTCCTGGCAACCTTGGCATATTTAAATCAAAGTTTGGTGTGCTTGAAATTAGTTGCTGACCTATAAGTGGGCCACCGTTTTCTTGTGCATACTGATCTTGAAGGCGTAATGAAGGAATATCAGTACCTTCTTGGCTGAAGTCGTTCATTCCTCTTACGTACTGCTGAAGAAAACCAACTGCAGGAAAATCGTTATTTCTCATCACCGCCCCATGCTATGTAGGAATTGGGTTACTCGATCTCCCACCGGCATTTGTGAAGACGCATTCTGTGGGTTGGTCTTCATGGCAGCCTTTTGGTTTGCCATTTGATACGGTGCACTCACCGCTTGACCTTGGTTAGACCACCCACCAGGAAGCATGCCTTGACGTTGAACACCATCTACATGCCCCATCTGGCTGTAATCAAATCCCGAAGGGTTGTACTGTTGGTGCATCATCGTCCTTGTCCAACTCCAGTGAGCATGTTTAGGAAGGCTTGAACCCTTTCGTTGGTGCTGCCGGTACGATCTTCTCCCATCTCAGGCTGAGCCACTTGAGCTGGTTGTTGCTGTTCTAGGTTCCACGCATTGGTGGCACCTAGTACCGGCTTCTGCATTGACCAAGGCATTGAGACAACACCTTCTGGTTGTCCAGGTTGACGGATGCCTTGCTTCTGTATTACATCATAACCGGCTTGGCCTGGTTGCACTTTAGCGGCTAGATCAGGATGTGCCTGTGCCCAGATCTGCATCCCCAGGGCCTCCTTTGAAGGGCCTGCAACTGTATTTGCGTACTGAGCCAGCTCAGCCTTGTATTGATCGCTCTGTGACCAGTCAGGCGTTACTCCGTCCCTTGTTCCAAGGACAATAGGTGTGGGTCCAGGGGAGCGACCTGGTGGTTGCTTAGATGCAGGAGCAACACTGAATGGGCGGCGGTCGCCGGTCATGCCCGGTAAACGGGCAGGTAAGTTTTGAGTGCTGCCATTCCAAGTGTTAAGGTTTTGCAGTGCACGCCCAAACCCGGCGTTTTCAGAACCTATTGAAAAATAATTTTGAAGTGCTTCAGTAAAACCGAAATCTGGTGTCCCTGGAATGCGTCCTTTTACTGCGCCTCCGGAAGGTACCGACTTACGAATAAATCCAGGCATCTCTACACTTAGCTTTCTTACAATAATTCTACTTTAAAACTTCTTTGATGGAAGAAATTGTTGCCCAGCAATACGATAGCGGTGTAAAAATAATTCAGACCCAGGATTCTAGAGGGCTAGATGTTTACTTAGTGTGTAGCTGGGAAGGTGATACTCGTCGTTATTGCGATTCTTTTCACATAGCCCTTGCATATGGTAAAGAATTTGATGATGAAGCTCGGAAAGTTTTGGAGGGGTAGCCCTGAAATCGGTAGTACAACAGTTCTATAGGTGAGATGATAGGGGTCTAACACTGCTAGACAGTCCCTTGCGCTGCAGTCGGTTTCGGGGGAGGGTTTTTACCCTTTTGAAAAGGTGATGCCGCTGAAAACTCCTAATGAAGAAAAAAGGGTTACTGCTTAGCAGACAGTGGTAGGGGTGTGAGGGTGTCTGCTAGTCAGTAACCCTTTTTTTTTCTATAAGAATTAATAGAGGCCGCAGTTTTTTGCGTTCTTCCAAGACGATCCTTGACATCCCTTGCAGCGCAGGCTACTGTCTAACAGTATTCGTCCCCTATCAACTTGCTCAACGCTAAAAAAACGGGTCAGTTCTTCGCGGACAGGGGTCTTGGCACCGAAGATTTGATCTGGCTGCTGAAATGCACAAAACTCTTACGTGAGCGCCTCCCTGGTGACCGTTGCTGGTGCCTGGACAAGATCAACCATCCGTTCTTCCATGGGTTCACGCTCCAGGGGAGAGGGGCACTCAAGGGGGCCCAGGGGGATCCTGAGAAAGCCTCAGGCAAAAGACCTATGTACAGGGGCAGGGACGCCCGCTCCTTGATCCTGGCGATCACAGGACGCTATGGGGAGCCCGGGAAGGTGGTTGTACGTACTGCTGCCTGTAAATCCTTTTACTGCATCAATCCCACTCACTACTACTGGGGTACTAAAGGGGACGTGCAGTTGGAACGACTAAGGCGTGGAGGCACTGACCTACCTAACGAGGTGATCAAGCAGGTAAGGGAAGCAAGGCAATCAAATGCTCAGATCTATACCTACCAGAAACTGGCGGAAGAATTTGACCTTTCTTACAGCGTTATACGTGGGATCTGCACCAAGGGTAATTACCAGACGACAGAAGCGGCTGCACAGGAAACTGCTATAGTGCCAGAGAAGCTAGGTTTAAGTATGGAAACTCTTACAATTACAGAAGAAGACACTATGGATTACTCAAGTATTGAGTGTATTTGGGGCCACAAGGGACGGTTCGGGTTGATGGGTGAATGCCTTGACTGCATGGAGGAGATAGCCAAGGGGAAATGTGAAATAAATCTTAAATCTTTTTCCTTTGATAAGTACTGGACCGTACGCAGCTTCTGGGACAAAGTCAATATTCCTAAGGATCATGACACAAAGCAGTGTTGGTCATGGGGTGGAGGCAGAAAACCAAGCAATGAAACGGTTGCTTACATGCCAAGCCCATTTCACTCAGCCAAAGCTCAGACTGCTCCACGGGTGGCGTTCTGGGTAGCCCGAGGTTACACTGGTAAATACCGGATTCAACACGCCAACAAAAACTGCGAATCTGGTTGCTGCAACCCAACACATTTAACCATTAAAGGGTTAAAGTTAGTAGAACAACCAGAGCAATTAACTGTCTACGATCTGTCCTATGGAAACATCTTTGAGCAAGTCAGGAAAGCCAGCGCAGAAGCGAAGTGAAATATTGCAAACTTGCTACCATAAAAAAGATTTTAAGTGGATAGGTCTGGTAACAATTGGGCCGGATAATTTCTGGACAACACCTAGTCCAGACAAAGAAGAAGTTGAAAGTGACTTGCGTTCACTTGAAAAACAACTTAATTATGAATTGATTGAAACCGTTGAAATGGAAGGAGTGTATCCTGAACGCGCTACAATAATAGAAGAAAAGTATCAAGCCAGCGGCAGAACCAATGGCTTGTACATAGGATTAAATTTGAACAATGGCAAGGTACTTAACGACATTACCAAGTAATCTTGGTTACGTAAATCTTGGCACTGTCCAAGCTTACCCAACTGGCGGTACTGGACCTACGGGGTACGGGCCTACAAGCTATTTCGGTAGTGATCCACTTCCTCCACGCCCTGGGGACAATATTAATAACCCAATTGACCTTGGGGACGTAAGTACATTTGATTCACTTTTTAAAACACTTACGTTAACCAACACGCACGGCGGTTTAACAAGAATACAGACAACGTTCTATAAAGTACGACTCCTAAAGCCGCGTTCTATCCAGTTCACACAGAACTACAGTCAAACTTCTTACGAATCAAAAACAAACAGAAACACCATAGTTTCAATTTACTCTGTTGAGGATGGCAACCATAGAAGAGAATTACCAATTAACGACAACGGATACGTTTATACAACCTCAGCAATTCCTTATACTGATTCGGACACCGACATAGTTGAAAGCCGTACAGCAGATTACCCCAACACAATTCTTCCTGATGGGGAGTACTTATTTTTAATCACAAACGACATTCGTTTTATTGAAACCACTTATTCAATCTCAATAATAATCTCATTGACTGACTGGCGTTACACAGATGAGCCAGTAGAAAAAGCTATTGACTTTGGTTCCATAACAACCCTAGTGGATACCTCTTTTGATTTCGGTGGTATAGCCGCATAAGTGCTACACTATTAGCAGCAAACCGTCTGCACTGTGAAAGTCATTACTGTTGAGCAGTTTGAGCACGATTTTGACGCCATCATGGATGACGTTTGCACCAACCTAGAACACTATAAAATAATTACCAAAGACTTTGCGGTCATGTTAATCCCAGTGGAAGCTTATGACTTCTTAAAAAACACATACAAAGAGTGGGTAAACGAAACAAAACCTCCATTCATTGAAGATTTTGATTAACAGTTACGCAGGTGGATTAAAGGGGGTAGGTTTTGCGTATGGAGTTGGTTTATTGAAGGGTGTAGGTTTTGCGTAAGGCTTAGGAGTATAGGTATTACCACGAGTAGAAACAGGATCAGCTATTCTTTTTGTAGTATCAGAAACTTCTTGGGTTGTAGAAGGACGAGTGATCTGTGCTTTATAGGGCTCTTGTTTAAATATTTCAGCCATTTTTACTGCTTGAGATGGAGAAGAAGTATTTGAAGTAGCTACTGGAGTAGCTGCAGGAGTTGTTGCTGCAGGCGTAGGCGTAGGTGCAGGTGCAGGAGTTGCTGCAGGAGTCGTAGCTGCTGCTGCTGCTGCTGCTGGAGCAGGGGTTGTCGTGGATGCCACCGGAGTTGTTACTGGAGCTGCTGCTGCTGCTGCTGGAGTAGGGGTTGTCGTGGATGCCGCCGGAGTTGTTACTGGAGCTCCTGCAGCAGCTTTATCCAAAAGACGTTTCTTGGTACGATCTAACATATCAGGATCGTTCCATGCTTGTTTTTCTAACCCATAATTTTTAGCAATCTCTTCTCCAAGGGAAATTGAACCGCCATATTGATCCTTAGTGTTTCTAATGTATTCACCAATTTCATCGTCACTGAAGCCTTGTTTTTTTGCTTCTGCTAAATCTTGATCACCAAATATGTCAGGGTCATTGCCGTATGACGTAGATAGTTTTTTGTCAGGTGTACCATACCTAGACCATACTTGATTAGGAAGATTTAAATTTTTTGCAATATCATCTCCTAGTTGTACATTATTTTTTCTAGCCCATTCCCCCATTTCAGCGTCAGAGTAACCAGATTTTTTTGCGTCTTCATAATCAACTGTACCAAAAATTCCAGCATCATTACCTCCAGCTGTTGACATCGGTTTTCTGTAATCAGAAGTAGATGTCTGTACTTTACTAGAACGTAAGCCTTGTACTGCAGCAAGGTAAGAAGGAACAGGAGAAGGGTTTGCCATGATACAAAAAATTAATTAAACAGTAGTTGATTGAGGTGTGTTTTGTTTTTTGGCCAAGGCATCAAGATACTTCTGTTGATCTTCCGAAGCAGTCGAAGATAGTTTAAAGGGGGTTTGAGTAGAAGAACTTGAAGCTGTGGTAGATGAGCTACTATCAGGAACCCAAAAATCTCCGCCAGCTTCTCGTGCATAGTATTTTGAAAAATCTGGATTCTCTGTTTCAGGTGAAGTTGTATAAAAATGTTCGCCAGTATTAATATTACGGTACCGTTGTACTTGTTTAGTTCCTTGACCTGCAGATTTAAATGCTTTACCTAGTACGCCTTCAGCAGTATACCCTTGACTTTGTGCTGATTTAATTTCTTCCGGATCAGAACTTAGTAAATAATCGCCACTTTGACCACGCAACCTAGTCACATCAGCTGCACCTGCTGTTGTATCACCTGCTCCAAGCATATTAAATGCTGTTCCTTCAACATTCCAATCTGGGTTCTTTGTATCTTCAGCGGAAAGATTAGAAGAATATAAATGTTGACCAGTTTTTTTATTGAATAAGCGTGTAATAGGAGAAGTCGACTGAGTAGTAGAACTAGGAGTTGATGTACTGGCAGGTTGTCGAGCTGCGTTAACAGCCTTAACATAATCTTCTTGAGCATTTTGAGCAACCCCAGTCCAAGTTGCTCGTGAGGTTGCCCACGGATCAACACCACCGCTATTTGCTAGTTGTTCTTTGTCAGCAATAGGTAATGACGACAAGTAATTAGCCGCTTCTGTGGCGCGACCTTGTAGTTGATATTTATTTAGCTGGTCAGGGGTGCCTACTTCTTTATAACGTTGACCAATAATCTCGTTTGTTTTGTCTTCAATTTTTTTCCTTATGTCTTCACCGCGCTGAAGATCCTCGTTAGAAATTGTAGATATGTAAAGCTGAGAAGGGGATTGGGGTGGCGCAAAGCCGTATGTCGTGGCCATAGCTTTTTATTTTTTTACGTGGAACTCTATACTGATCTTACTACCAATAAATTGAGCCAGGTGTTGAACCCCTATAACCCCCAAGGGGCCAAGAACGATGATCAAAAAAAGCTCGGCGTAGGTGATGGGTCTTTTCATGAGGAGGAAGTTCCGCAGTACATGGTCCAGTTTAACGAACTATTGTCTAATATGTCTACAAAGGTTATGTACTCATTAATGACCTGGCAACAAAAACAGGTAGCAAAGTCCTGGTGGGAGGCCTGTAACTACGGCGGCAGGCCTAAACCAGGTGATTTAAAGCATATGGAAGACAAACGCAAGTATTATGAGTGGGTTTTACGGCTAGACCACATAAGACAGTGGGAATCTGCGTCAAAAAACGTTAAGATAATGGCAGAATTATAAAATTTTGTCATGTTGGCAGACATCTGGCTTGAAGAAGAGTTTCCTATAGAGGTAAATAAAGTTGTTGCTCCTGTTGATCCAAATAAATATGTCAGCTATAGGTTTAATGGGCTTGATATACCTGCGGTAACTATAGAAAATCACGAGGAGAAGCTGGTACCTTCCCTGGCAAGGCAGGTAGAAATGTTTTTACCACCTTCAGGAAGCTTTGAAGGGGCTGATCTAAGGCGTTACTTAGAATTAGTGCGTAGTTATGAGACCTCTACAAACGACCTGGTCCTTGGACTCTCATTGGCAGATCAAATACGAATATGTTTTAGTGACATGGTACCAGCAAAAATTTGTTCTAAATTTCCTGACATTGATTTAGCCACAAAACGCAGGTATCGGTGCGTTGCCGAGTACCTTATACGGCAAGAAGAACTGATTAAGATGAGAGATACATCAGGAAAACTAATAAAAGAAGTAGGAAATCTTGGAAAAATGGTAGTAATCTATCGTCCACTACCAAAAATAAGGGAAACCTTAAGGCGTTCGGGGCTGGCTAATTTCATTAAGCCTTCGCCAAGGGAGCAGGCAGAGCAAGCCGTACAATAATTTTCAAGGTATCCGAATCAGTTTTTTCTTTTTCTTTGCTATCATCTTAAACAGCCGCTTTAAACAGCATATGACTAACTACAAAACAAAAAAACTATCAAAGCTACTAGGGACGGCCCCTACCCAGACCGAACGTTTGATGGCAGAGCTTGCTGTTGAAAGGGTTTGCGATGATATGTGTGATTTTTATGATAGGTTTTATTTCTTTGAAGGCCCAGGTGCAATGGTATATGTACCAATGGCTAAAGAAGAAAAAGATACCATGTTCTATATGACTGTTGCTGCGCTCATTGCAGCCAAAGCGGACTTTGAAAGCAAAGACATGGACGGACTTGCAGAAGTAATGCGTAAGGCAATTGTTAAAGCGGAAGCCCTTGACCAAGAAAAGGAGGCTTTGTTCATCATTCAAGATCCAGAGCACATGTCCTTACTCCATTACAACCGACAAAAAGGTGCATCTGGGTTCGCTATGGCATGAGTTGTTACAAAAACCTACCTAAATATTTATTTCTCACCAAGATCTTAAGGATAGAGGAGGACTGGCTAACTCCTGTTGAGTATTTACCTTACATTTATGCATTGCTTGGTGACATTGACCTTGATCCATGCACAACAGAACATGCAAACAAAGAGTATTTACGCGCAAAAAAAATATACACGTTTAAAGAAGATGGTATAAATACGCATGAGCCGTGGCTTGGTAAGACTTATTTATTTCCCCCAACATATGGACGTTGTTCTTTTAGTAAAGAACGCGGAACTTGGAGGTGGGGATTAAAAGGCGGGCACCATAGTAAATCTCCTTCTGTCGTGTGGTTTAACCGGTTAGAAAAAGAGTGGAAGCTTCGAAACGTATCTGAGGCTTTATTTTTTTCTACAAGTCACGAAATATTAAGAAGCTGCCCTAAAATCTGGGATTACCCGGTGTGCATACCAAAAGACCGTGCTAGGTTGATACACGGAAAATTTATGTGTGTATTAGGTGCACCGTTTACATGGGGATTTTTTGTTTACTTACCTGGAACAGATCTTGGATTTAATCAAGTAGATAGGTTTAAAGAAATTTTTTCTCACGTAGGGAAAGTTATCTGTTAAATAAAGGCGAACGAAAGGAGTTTTTGAAACCGTATGTGCTGTCTCCGGGGCCAGATATAATAAAACGATCATCTTCTCTGCGCTCAGAGTCTATATTTTGTTTGTTTGCGTCTTTATTTTTTTCTATATACTCTTTTAAAAAACGTTTACCAGAAGTATTATCTGACATATTTGAACCATTAGGCCCACTTGCTTCCTGGTACCTGTTATCAACGTCGTAGTCCTGACTTGTATCTAGTTTCATGCTAATATTTGGGCAGCTACCTGCACTGACATGATTACTTTCAAGTCTACCCCAGCTGAAGACACCATTTGCTTTGGCGCAAGCAAGTCAAGCAATTATTTTTCTGATAACAATTTTTGGTTTGATCAGGACAGCTCATTTGGCTGTACTCCTGTCGGTGTGTCTGGTAGTCGAATCAATTCACCTGCACACTACAATAAAAATGAGGACATTGAGTGCATAGAAGCAATTAAGGCTTCACTTGGCACAGAAAAGTTCCGAGGTTTTTGTCAAGGTAATGCAATTAAGTATTTGTGGCGTGCTGACCACAAAAACGATACTGTTGAAGACTTAAAAAAGTGCCGTTGGTATCTTGATCGTTTGATTGCATCACACGGAAGTATTTAAATGGTTTTACTGGAACCGAGACCACCCTGCTCTTGGTTCCAGTACCGCCAGAATCTACGTAAAGTTTCTTGAGAAGGATCAAATTCAAGCAATTTACGTTCCAAATATTCAATTGCTTTAACTTGATTAGGTGTTCCAAGATAACTTTCTCCAATATTTAGCAAACATTGATTAAGCTGGCACTTGTGCTCAAAAAATAAAGGTACTTTTTTGTCCGGCGCCAAGTAAAAATTAAGTTCTACACGCCTACGTTCTTTTAATTTCGGGTCTACGTTTAAATAACGTGAGTTAATTAGAGGGCTCCATTCTTTAATAATGGATTTCTTACTAGCAAATGTATTTATTAACTCTAATAAATAAGATTCTTTAAACGCAGCAAGCCCGATACTATGAGCATAACTTAGTACGGCTGCTTTCTTTTTATCGTTTAAGTTAGCAAATACGTATTCTTGAATTTGTTTTGCAAAAATTTTAAGATCCTCTACTAATTGTTTATTTATTTCTTCTATTGTTGACTTTGTAAAAAAATTAACTGCACGTTTATTTATATGTGTACTATCGTATCCAATTTTATAAAATTCTTCTCCTTCGTTTTTATATGAACCAAAACGCCCAAAACCTAAGTAGATCCTGGGCGTTGCGTAACGTTGAATTATATTGATCCCGTCTTGATTTAAGAACGGCGGAAAAGATTCTTTAGGGGACGACAACGCTGCCGTTGTAGCTGACTTCCGAGTACCCATCTAGCTCCAGAAGAACAATGTAGTCCTTGCTTGCATTGGTTACGTTAACAGCAACGACACCTTTGCCGCGACCATCTTTCACAATGTTAGCAAAGACCTTGTAGCCAGATGGAGCACTGGACCCAGTGTAGGCATCTTCCTGGAAAATTTCCATCGTGTTGACACCGACGCTACGATCAATGGTTACGATCAGGTTTCCGGTACTGGCTGGGTTTACACGGAAGCCGCGAATATTTACGCCGGTGGTTGAAGAGGCTGAGGTTGTACCCTGATAAGTGATTTCACTGCCAGCGTTAACAAAAAATGTGTCAAGCGTTCCTTTGATAGTACGAGTAACGGCCATGGTAACTAAGAGAGTTGACTTTCCGTGGAGTAGTTAAATTTAATTTCGGCATCAATGCCGTGTTCTTTCATAATACTAAAGAACATTTGTTTATCCATCATTTTTTGATGAAGAGTGTCCATAAACGCTTCTTCCAGTTCATCCCGGTTGAGTTGTTTCAAGCTCAACGCTGTAGCGTGTAGAGCAAACTCTTCATTCATGGACAGCTCTAAAGCGTTGGCATCCATTTGTTATCCAATCCATACTACTATCTTAGCAGCTATAAGTTATGCTGTCACCCCCACGGCTACATGGGAGCAGAGAAAGGTATGTGTCGTTGGTCGATAGCAAAATCAGGCAGGTCTGGAACACCCTCAATGTAACCTGGAACTAGAGCCGGTAACCGTTCGGTAATGTACTGTTTCAGATAGTTTTCCGTTGCAGGGGTAGCAGCCATCTTTATTCCATTTTTTATTTAAAAGAAGAGTGCTAAAAGCATAGGTGCTTCCAAAAACCAATCCAAATAACAAAATAATCGGTTCCACTTGCGCTTTTGCTTTTTAACTACTATATTTTAAACTACTCAAAGCTTAATTTGCTGCAATATTAAAAGCAACTTCCGCACTAGTTCCGCCAACCTCACGAAAGAAATTAGCACGTAGTTTTTTCATTGGAAAACCATACGTGTTAAATGCATAAGTTCCGTTCTGTGTAATTGTATTGGAGATCATTGCTCCAAAATTCTCACCATCCAAGCTTCCGTCCAGCCTAACAACTACATTAGCATTGATATTGGTTACAGTAACGTTCAAAGTATAGTTTCGTGTAGACAAGTAGTTGGTAGCGTATACATCAACAGTATCGGTAACTCCAGGGGCAGTCAGCGTAGGGAAGTTAAAGAATACTGTTTGTTGATAGCTTTCAAAAAAACTCATGATTACCTAGCAGCAAAAACAAAAGAAACCGTAGGAGTGCCTGCTGTAATTGTAACCAGGTTGCCTCTAATGTATTTCAGTGGAATATTAGTGTAGCTAAGGAACGTGGTTCCATTAGCACTAATAGTAGTATTACCAGACGAGTTTAAGTTGAAGTAGTTTGTACCATCTAAGCTGCCTTCAATCTTGACCACAACACTGGTGGTGATACTGGCAACAGTAATCTGAGCAACGTAATTAATTGGCGCAGACAAGTTTTGCTCAGAAACCTTAAATGATTCTGTAGCACCTGTTGCGGTAAGCGGTGTAGCAGTAAAAAATATGCTATCAATAAAGGAAGGATCGTAGCTCATGACTTACTTCTTGTAATCTAAGTTGGATTTTAACAGCCACTGATTCTTTTTGTGAACGCGACCACGCTCAACACCTAGATCCAGGGTCAACTGATCGCTAATTGCGTTGGACATAGTAATCAGTTCATTAAAACATTCAGCAAGTTCATTATGGTTTGTCGCCAGCTGTAGGATGATGCCTTCCTGATTGAAGCAATTTTCAAAAGGAAGCTCAGGAATATTTGAATATGTAAGGTCCATCACCGTCTTAGGTGTGGCAATATCAAGAGACCTTATGTGTTCAGCAATGGTATCGATACCTTCTTCCATTTCTTTATAGATTCTTTCTGTCAGAAGGTGCAGCTCATAGAACTTGCCACCCATCAAACCCCAGTGTACAAGCTGTGTTTGGTGGTAAATGTTGACAGAATCCCTCAGACACTGCAACAAGAGGCAGTAACAAGGCGTCGTTTTATCAGTAGTTGCTTTTGCCATAATCACCACAAATCGTTGCAGGCCCAGTATTTAGGCGTATTTTTGTCCATGGGCTTGTCGCATCCCATTCTAGCCCTGAAATTCTTTCTACGATCTTTGTCGTGGTGCTGCGTGTAGTCCTCATAACCGCGCCTACCATAACGTACAATCTTTTCTTCTCCGTCATGGCAGGACTTGACTACCCACTTATGGGTGTCACCAGAGGGGGCACGCTGCGGCTTGTTGCACTTCATGTGCTCTTTTGCCAACCGTTTAGCTTTAGCGTGGTCAGCCATGTCTAATTCCCTAAAGAAGGTGCATAAACTTCTTCTCCCTTAGTTGCCACGTCAAATCCAGATGGAAGCCGTTCTTTCTGTAGGCTACGGATACCAGAAACATATCGAGCCAGAAAATCTGCAGTTTTATTCTGATCTTGCTCTTGATCAGGTTGCAATCCATCCAACATAAGCGTCCTCGCAAATATAAGGAATAGCTTGGTGCACAGCAGCCAGGTTTAAAGACCTCAGCTTTTGCTCAGTCCATTCCTTAATCTTATCAGCCCTTTCTTTAGTATATTTAGGATGTTCATCTGTGTACCAAAGATCAAGTTTTTGCGAAGCCTTGGAAGAGTTACAAGCGTTGCAACAGCAAGCAAGGTTGTTTCTTGAACTATGCCCACCCTTGTGCTTGGGAATAATGTGATCAATCGTGGCCGTATCTGAACACAATTGTCTATCACAATAAGCACATTTCCATTCCCACGCCTCAAAAATACTTTGCCTAAACTTCTTTCGAGCAAGTTTAGGCGTAAGAACAATCAGCTCAGCTAAAAGTTCGTTTTCAGTGTGAAACACGGTAGGTGCATGCTTCTAAGTAAAAGATATGGCGCATACATCTACCTGACTGCTATGATTACATCATGCTTGTTTAGCCAACGAGTATTACGGAGTATCGCCTAACTTGGTCATGGCACCTGCTTTGGGAGCAGGAATAATCTCAGTTCAAATCTGAGTACTCCGATTGCCAACTCATATCTTCTGCGGGATCGTACTCAGCTTGCTCCAGGAGACGCAGTATGTAGTAATGCAGCCGATCCGTTACCCAGCGGAGGTCTTCATCCGACACGTCGCATAAAATGGCGTCTAAGCGTATCTCACGGGTTGGTTGGCACACGTGGTCCGCCACAAGTTCTAATGCTTTATAGCGGCCACGAGTAAAGTCTCCTAACATATTAATCCGGACTGAGAGCGCGGTAGGCTTCGATCATTTCTTCCTCATTTTCAGTAAACTTTTGCTTAAGAACATTAAGAATTTCTAAAGCTCCCTGAACCTTTAAGTACCCTTCTTTGGTAGCCATGAGGTTGGCTTCCATTGTTCGAATATCTATGGTCAAGGTTGCAAGCTGTTCCTGCAGGCCTTTTTCCAGTTCAGTTACGTGGCTTTCCATTTGTGGATAAGATCTTTAACGATCTTAACACTACCTTTTAGCCAGTGGGGTAAAAAGACCAGCAAAAATTTCTATAAGTTTGTAAAACTTAGATAGAAAAATTTCAATAAAGGTTGAATTTTCTTTAATCTTAGGACTAAAAGTTAAGTTAATAATGGCAATAGCTAACCCATGCAAAGCCAGAATTACGTCTGTAATACTTTGTATATGGCTGGTAAGTTGTTTTAAAAAATCATCCATTACTATTAAACCTTTATTTAAAAATCCAGCCCCAACCGCTTGCGCCACCGCCGTAAAACAGGCGTGGATTTAAGTTTTTAAAACTGTAATGCTTATTCTTTCCTGCTCCTAGCGATTGATTCTCCCATACGCCATTAATTAAATCAAGATCACCATAAGGATCTTGCACTAACCAGTAACTATCACTGTACCCAGTAATAACAATAAAGTGCCCGCCGCCCCTAGGTGCATCAACTGTACCATGATGAAGTATGCCTACAGCGACAGGTTTCCCTTTGTCTATCTGTTGTTTAATGTCTCGTACATCTAAATTTGTATAGAATTTAGCGTCAACTTTAAGAGCATTTAATGCACCATAGTGAGCTTCTCTGGTAGTAGTATCGCCGTATTGATTTACAATTTCTAAATAATCTGTATCATCTTTTATTCCTTTTACGTTGAGATATTTTAAACACATTGCAATTGAACTTGTTTGACATTGGCGCCATCCTTCCGGACCATTATCTTTTTGATCAAAAAAGGGGAAGTCACGTAGATAACGCAAGTCGCCGTCTTGAGAGTAAGTAGAAATTTTAGGTGTAAGACCACTCCAGTGGTCGTCATAAATCCACCATTTACCTAACTTAAAACTCATTTCAAGTAAAGTATGTCCGTCACGCTTTTCTAGCACTTGATTTGCTGGATACGTCCTGCCTTGATATACCTTTGCTTTTAAATCATTAGGTAGTTCTGAAACTGGCTTAGGTTCTTTCTTGAACCAAGTCTGCTGCAAGGAAGTAACATCAATAAGTTTTATAATCGGTGTAGTTGATACGGGTTTACAAAATAAGTCAACCTCAGCTCCACGACGACGAGCTAGCCCTTCAATAATTTCTCCGTTACCTCCCTTTGCCCAACGCGGTAGCTCTTGACTTACTGCAATATTAGGATTCTCTCCACTATTAAGCCGCTTACGTAATGTTGATTCTCCAAGCGCACCCTCACCAACATTGTAAGTAAAACTTACAAGCGCATCAAACTGATTTTGATTTAACGGTACGGCAATTAATTTACTGACTGCTTGTTCAAATCGAGCCAGATCTTTTTGCAATAACTGCTCTGCTTGAAGTTCTGTTATTGTCAGGACTTCATGAACGTCGTCACCAGTGTGTCCGTAGCCTATGGTTAAGACACCAACCACATCATAGTAAGAAGTAAGACGTAGGCCTTCAAACTTTTTTATTAAGTTTAAACCTGGTTTAGATGTCTTCACTGCAAGAGGTTGGTACTGATCTCACTCAATACTAACCGATACCTGCACTTGTAGTTCCGGAATTAAATGCAATTGTATCTATGCCAGCAGATTTTGTTCCGGTAGAAGGCGGCTCTGTAGGCGTAGGATCTTCCCCAAGGGCAGGCCAAGCAGAATATTCAGGAGAAGTTACAAAGGCAGCAAGCTCCTCTGTCGTCTTAGTTGCTTTGATCGCTGAAATCTTAAGACCAGATGAGCTACGAATATTTTCCCGCCAGGTTTTAACGGCTGGATCAGCTGCCTTACCGTTATCAACTGAACGAACAATCATCCAATCAGTAGGACTTAAAAGGGTATTTGCGGTGTAACGAGTCTGATCAACCCACTGAGTTACAAGTTGACCGTGATCCTTGGGCAAACCTGGACCCCAATAGAAGCGCTGATCGTACCAGGGGGACGGAGGATCAGGTACTTCTGTGATACCAATAGCCTTACGATCTTCTGGTGAAGCTAAGCGAAGCCAGTTGGCAGGGTACTGAGTTCCATTTGGTGTTTCAAAAGGAACATCAAGTGCTAATGGCTTGCCGTTTAGAAGAAACATTATGATACAGCTTTTTAGTTATTGTAAGCCTTATCAGCCTTGGCGCCAGGGGCTTGACAACACAGAACACGTGTCCACGGGTTTAGAAAGTGTGCGGGACTAAGGGCATCAGCAGCATAGATCATCCAGGAAGGGCAACAACGTTGTGATCTTAACACTTTTTCACGATTTTGCAAATTTGTGAATTTATGAAAAAGTACTTGACTATTCGCTATTTGCAAACAGCAAACCCTCGATTTCCACGGGGTTAAAAGTGGGGCGTTCTCAAACTTTCGGGCGAGAAACGTTTAATGCAGTTAACCTAGCTGCACCCCAGCATCGTAGGCGTGTTCACTAATGGGGCGGCGTTAAACACAAGTTTAGTTGGCCAGGACGTAAAATTACATAACCGCCTTGCGCTTGACACCTCTGCATCAGCTTTTTGTTTGATGCGTGAAGCAATCCAGCCCAAACCATTGTGGAAGTAGTGATAACAAGAGAAGCGATTAGCAGCCGCTGAAATGTATGTGTCATCGTGCGCGGGCGTATTGGAAGGTCATCTAATTCCCAAATGCGTTTTTGCTGGAGGAGTCGTCAGGTACGCATGGGCATTCAACAGCAAATCCTTTTTGTCGTAGAACAATCCTAAAGCTTTATTGCAAGCATAGCACAGAACGCCGCGAGTAAGCCCAGTCTCGTGGTCATGGTCAATAGAGAGCCTTCGGCCATCTGGCTCTTTACTTCTGCTGCAAATAGCGCATCCTCCACCTTGTTTTTCGATTAGCTCTGCGTATTGCTCCAGTGAAATTCCATATTTTCTGCGAACGATGGCATCCTCTCTGTCCAGTCCCGACCAGTTGTGGGCTTTAAATTTTTCACAGTTTCTTGGCCGAGATTCTTTTCTGATTTCTCTAGCGTGTTGCTCGTGTATATTGCCGCAGTGTTTGCACTGAATGCTCCAGTAACCAGTCCGTGTTTGGCTTAAAACTTTGCAATGTTTTGTTTCGTAGTTTGCAAGATCTACTTTCTTGCGACATCCGCAACTGCCGGTGTTGCCAGATCGCAAAGAATTTCCTTGCACCGTTTTAGTATTACCACACTTGCATTTGCATCTGTATGCCAAATGCTGTCCTATATACCCGTCTTCTTCTAGGACGGTAAGCAGGCCGAACTTTTGTCCAACCATTTCAGCACGCTGAGACAACGGAAACTAAGCAACTTATATGATTTTAGCGTGCTCTAGAGAACTGGAAGGGGTTTTCGGCGAAGGCGGCGTAGATGTAGGTAGCTCCATTACTGTTGTACGCGGACAGTGATGTACGCAGCTTGAACCCGTTACTGAGAATGTCGTGATAATAGTTTGTGCTTGTAGTTTCTTGAGTTGATTGATTAGGCATCAACAAGGCATCGACGACGTTAAATGTATTGCGAGCAGTATCGTGCATCACCCAGCTATCACCGGACGCCGAAGAGTTTTTAATCATCAACCACCTCGGCCTAAACCCGGTATAAACAAACGGCCCATCTGTGCTGCCATTGCCGGTGTAGCTGCCGAAAGAAGAGTACCCGGCTACTGGGGCGAAGCAGTAGGCGATATTGGTGCTGCCATTTGTGTTGATCTCTGCGGCATTTCCAATCGAGAACC